GGGTGGCGGGGGCGGGGGAGGAGGAGGCGGTGGTGGTGGCGGAGGGGGCGGCGGCGGGGGTGGCAGCAACTGCCTCCTCTTCGGCACGCTCGTTCGGTTGGCCGACGGCCGCCTCACGCCCATCGAGAACCTAAAGCCCGGCGATGACGTGGCGTCGATTCAGATCCCCGGCCTGGCGGTCGATGTGCCGCGCAAGGCGCAGTATGAGTGGTTGTCGCCGAGCGGGCTGTCGGGCGTCATTGCCCGCGTCGGCCGCGTGGCCAGCGTGAAGCTCGGCGAGCACGCCGGGTTCTTCGTGATCAACCGGCGCATCAAGGTCACGTTCGAGCATCCGTTCCTCGTCCGGCGCGGCGACGAGTGGGGCTTCTGCTCGGCGGACGTGCTCGTGGTCGGCGACTGGCTCATCGGCCAAGACCAGCGAGAGGAGCGGATCGAGTCGATCGACCGCATCGACGCGCCGGCCCGAACTGTGGCCATCCGCGTCCCCGGCACGAACACCTACCTGGCCGAGGGGGTCTGGGTCCACAACGACGCGCAGAACCAGCACACTGGCGTGGCCAATGAGTCGCTCGTGGTAAACGAGCACACCGGAATCAGCGGTGCGAGCAGTCACCACAGCGGGTCCGGGAGCCACCAATCCGGCAGCCATGCGAGTTCATCGCACTCGGGCTCCAGCAGCGGCAAACACAGCGGGTCGTCGTTCCACTCGTCGAGCCATCATTCTGGCTCAGGGCACACCTACTCGGCCTGAGTCCCGAATACTTGGCCCAGCCAGGAACTGCTAGAAACTGCTACAATCCTCATCGTGGCTCATGCGCGTCAGATAACCCCTAACCGGTCCACTGCTCCGGCGGTCATGACTATCGATGACCTCGCAGCGTACATCCAGATTTCGAAGTCGTCACTCTATAAGCTAGCACAGGATGGCCGGGTCCCCGGCCAGAAAATTGGAAAGCACTGGCGATTTAGCCGGGCCGTGATCGACCAATGGCTTGGCAACGGCGCGGCGACCGCTCAGGACGGGATAACTCGCCGTCAATCACACCTACGCAAGCCGGAGGGCGGCGATGGCGGCTGATTTGCACCCAACCGACCAGCACACCGTTCAGACCGTGTTGGCCACGCTTGGCGAGGCCGATGTGCGTGCGTTGCTCACGAAGGCCGGTATCAAGCCGGACAACCCATCCACCGATTGTGATCCGTACCGGATCGCCCGCATTCTCAGCCCCCTCGTCGTGGCACATGCGCACAGAACTCTCGGTTCTCTCCTGCCGAACTTGGCCCGGGTCTCAGAGGCTCCGCTGCCCACGACTGACCTTTCGGTGAGAGCCCAAAACATCCTCGCCCAACAGGACATCCAAAAAGTACAGGACCTCGCGACGTTTACCCCTGAACGGCTACTGCGATTCAAGAACGCGGGCCGAAAAACCGTGGCTGAGTATGCGGCGCTGGCCATCCGAATACATATTCAATCGCACGATCCCTCGGCTCGCGCCAGCTCCAATGGCACCGCGGACTCGGCTGCGGTACTGCTTCCTTTATACGACCGGGCGGGTGAGGCAGATCAGAAATCGCCGAGACAGCTGTCACTGATTCAGTGCTTCTCCGCGTTGGGCGACTCGGAAGTCCGAACCGTGTTGAAGGACGCGGGCATCAGTCCGTTGGCTATGGTCGAGGACAGCGACGTACACAGAATCGCTCGCGTGCTCAGCCCAGTGGTTCTGGAGCGGAGCGACAGGCCGCTCGGCCTGCTCTTGCCTGGTTTGGCTCTCGCAGCAGAGAGCGCGCTGCCGACGGCTGAGCTTTCTGTGAGAGCTCGCAACGTACTCGCGCTCAACGATATCGTGACGATCGCCACATTCGGCGCGTACTCACTCGACTCCATCAAATCTCTCGGCGGAGCCGGCCGGATCACCATCACCGAATACGCAGGTCTTGCCGTTCGTTTGCACATGCAGGCGTTCCCGACACTTCCCATCACTGAGGCACCGTCAATAACCACACCCCCACTCGCCACTGCGCTCGACAGACTCACGGAAGTGGCTTCGTGGGCATGCACCACATACCAGACCGCCACGCTTGGCGATCTTGTTGCTCTAACACTTGATACCGAAGCCCTGCCGCCCGACATCGTCGCTGCGCTTACGGAGTTCCGCAGAACATCGCTTTCTCCGTGCGTCGTCTCCGACGCTAGGGTCGAGGGCTGTGTGGATGCACTGTGGCTCGCGCTAGACGAGCGAGAGCGAGACATCTTTATCGCTCGCCAATTGAGCATTGATCGCCCGACTCTGGAGCAGCTCGGGGACAAGCACGGGGTCGGAAAGGAGCGAGTACGGCAGATCGAGGTGCATGCATGTGAACTTCTACGGGCCGAACTCTCGACCTCGCCGCAAGCGCCCTTGCGGTGGCGACTGCATGCATTCTCGTCCGCTGTCCGCAATGGACTTCCCGAGGCGGCTCCGACACTGACGGACGCGCTCGCAAACGCGTTCCGTGGGATCACAACATCGCCAACTGTCCAGGAACTCCTTCTGTGGCTTGCTGGTCCCTACTCTCGCAGTAGCGGCTGGCTTCTACGGCAGGGATGCGAAATTCCCATAGTCCCGATCCACGACCCGCGATTCAACGGTGACGAAGTGCTGCCACAAGCGGTGGCTGCCTGGCTGCACGAGGCGGGATTTCGATCCGAGCTCGTTGAAACGGTGATGGCCCATTCAGATCTCAAGCTCCGGGATGGCAAGTGGCTTCAATGGGGCGGCCTTATGCCGGACAAGGCCGCCGCTATTCTGCGGGTAATGCGTCGGCCCGCTGAAACTGAGGAGCTGGCACGGGAGATCGCGGAGGGCATTTCAGAGCGCTCGGTGCGCAATGCACTGCAATCGGACCCTCGATTCATGCGTGTCAGCAAGCGGGCGTTTGGACTGCGGGAGTGGGGGCTTGAGGAGTACTCGGGTATCGCTGAAGAGATCGCGCAACGAATCGAGCGAGCGGGAGGCGCTGTCGAGATTGAGTCGCTCGTATCTGAGTTGGTACAGACCTTTGGAGTCGCCGCGTCCTCCGTCAGGATGTACGCCGAGGCTCCTCGCTTCGTGCTTTCGAATGGAATGGTTCGCTTCCGCATGGATGACGAGAAACTCCCCCCTGACGCCCGTGTTCACGCCGTGTTCGGTCTGTTCCCTGAAACGGCGCGGCACCGCGTGCATCTGGTGGTCGCAGTCGATGATGACGTCGAGCGAGGCTCCGGCATGGGGATCAGACCCGCCGTTGCTAATGCCCTCGGCCTCAAGCCCGGCGAGCGCTTGTACTTCGACGACGGCGGCGCAGGACGCCTGTTGGTCTCTTGGCCCGACTCTGCTGCGTGCGGGCCGTCACTCGGTTCCACCCGAGCGCTGGCGAATAGCGCTGGCGCTGTGTCCGGCGATTCACTCTTGATCACGTTTGATTTGGCGGCTCACAGAGTCTGCTCGCACCGGATTCATCCGACCACAGCGGACATCCGAATACTGACGGGCTTGGAGATTGCGAAAGGACAGGAACTCGACACAATCGCCGCCTCGATTGGATGCGATCCGATCGAGGTCCGCACCGTACTGGCGAATCGCGGTGATCATCAATTGCTCAAGGCGCTCCCGATCCCTCATGCCGACTCGCACCTAGAAGCAGCGATTTCGACGCTCACGGAGATTCTTCGCGAGCCTTAGGGCTCGGAGGCAGGATTGCCTCAAGGGCGTTCATCAGCGTCAGTATCGGTTGCGCAGATCCACGCAACTCCTCCGCCAGCCATTCAAGCCCCGTCATCGCGTACTCGCTACCAATGGTGAGGACCTCGCCCGGATCGGCAAGCACCGACTCGCCCTTCTCTGCGAGCGCAACTAGCTCAAGGTTTGCGATCCGCCACGGGTCCCTGCTAAATATCGCTCCCGTGTTGAACTTGCTCAGCTTGTCGGGCGGTGGCATTTGCGTTCTCCGCCCGATCGCCACGCCGATCATCATCGCTGTCCACCACAGATCGATCTTCCTGGCAAACGGCTCTCTGCCACCTGCTGCACGCGAGACCAATTGCTCAGCAAATTCATCATCAAACGCACGGGGGAGGAACAGGTCCTGTAGCACATACGGAGAAACGAGATCAGCCATGTTGTTCCCCCCTCGCAACAAGAGAATGAGCGTCGTCGTATCGCCGCTCGCACACGCTACAGAACTGCCTGACGCTGCAACCACAGACACGAACGACCGGATGATCACTGTGCCAGTTGTGGACAAGATCCACGGGATAGTGATTGTTGCACGAGAGTGTCTGCGACTTCCCAACACGCTCGTCAATGAGGGATTCGATCTCGGCAATCTCGGAGCGTGTCAGAAACAGCACGACTTGGTAGGGCGGGCTCTTACCCGCCGGAGGATGCGTAATCGCGTCCACCATGCGAGTTTTTACTCCACCCGATGTCATCCCCAGCGGCGTATCAATGATCCGAGGAGCAACCTGGCCAGACACCTCCATGAGCGCCCAGATAAAGGACAGCGTCAAGGCTCGCTTCGATGCGCCATTCACCTCAAAGTCGGGATCAAGCTGCCCATCGCCCGCGGCTCGCACAACGATGTCGAACTCGTCCGTCAAGGTGACGCCCTGAAAGACGGCACCGGCCTGAGCGGTATCCGTGCCGACAATGGCCATGAACATGTCGTTCATGCGAGCCGAGACCTGTTGAACGTGGTCAACCTCCAGTACCTGCAGGGTCCGCGTGATCAGCTGCTTGAGATCGTCTGCGACCGCGCGCTTTGTGACGAGCAGCTTGCTTACCTTGGCAGCTTTCTCTGCCGTTTCGTATTCGGCCTTTGCCAGCGAGTGGCGCTCTCGAATCGCCGCGAGCTGCGTTTCCAGCCTACCGATCGACTCGCTCGCTTCGGCGAATTTGGATTGAGCATTGCTCAGGCGATCACTCAGCCGACGAACCTGCTCATCGTCGATGCTCGCGCGTTTCTCCCTCAGCACCTCTAGGTCCGCACCGGTCTGCTTGAGTTTGTCACGATTGCCCGCGAATGCAGCGAGCTGTCGCTTTCGCTGGTTGACGAAGTCGCTCTTCCCCTCGCAAGTTGCCAGGTATTCCGCTCGCCCAAGTCTAGCCGAATGGAATGTTTGCGTTTGATGACCGCGATGCTCAGACACTTTGCGCTGTTCGGCGAGCAAGAGTTCGACGTTCCGTCGCGCTGTTGATCCGTCAGAAAGCTCGGCGTTGCAGATACACCGCTTCAGGTCGAGGCGGTCCACCAGCACTTCCAGTGACGCCCCAGGGATTACGCCCCGCCCCGCAAGCGTGTCCAGAACGTCGAAGCCCGCTAGGAGTTTTGGCCCGGCCAGCGCCCACGACGCGCCCTGGGCAGAGATGGCAGTCCTCATTTCCTCCAGCAGTGTTTGATCCCGGTCTTCGAACTCCGTCAGGCTGCTCTCCAACCGCTTTATCTGTGCATTGATGGCATCGATATCGCCGATGCTTCGGAGTTCGGCCAACTCCTTCTGCGCGCCGTCTCGGTCCACGGCGATCGCTTGTCGCCGAGAGCGCACCGTGGCCAACTCCTGATCGGTCCGAGTGATTTGCTCACTCAACTCGGCGAGCCTTCGTTCCAATGCCTCCAGATCTGCTCCGGCAGATTGCGCGGCTTCTCGGCGGCATTTCGAGACAACGTGTTCGAGGTCCTCGCTCGCAGTCCGCATCTTGTCGAGACCGAGCAGTGCCTTGATCGCATCATGCACTCTCTCCTGACGACCGTGCATCCCTTCACCAGAAATGAACCGCTGCACGTCGTCACCGTCGGTAAAGAACACAGATTTCAGTCGAGGTGGCAGGAACTTGGCGATGACAGTATTTGGGTCTCCAGGCACATCCTCGAATCCCGATGGTGTCCGCCGCAATAGTCGTAGTCTGTTTTGGCCTCTGTCGAACAGGTCGTTTCCCTTCGGTGTCTCCAACATTGTGCGGATGACCCGATAGGCGGTGGTATCCTCCCCCTCGACTCGCTCAAACTCAACGATCACCTGAATCTCCACCGGAACACCGACTGGCGCTGCACTTGAAGTCAATCGCACTGTCTGGGCCCCGCTCGGCAGACCCTGTGGTCCGTAGAGACCCCAAAGGAGCGCGTAGAGGACTGAGGTCTTGCCAGAGCCGTTCTCGGCACGAATCACTGTCAATGGGCGGTCTCGCGCAGCCGAGAACTCGAGGCGAACGTCCTCGAGCAGCTTGAAGTTACGGATGTGTGCAGCGACAAGACGCATCGTGCTCACTCCTTGATCTTGGTGATGACGACATTGCCAAAGGTCTCGACGATGGCCAACACCTCCGACCGTCTTTTCGCGTCGGAAAGCCCTTCGCTCTGTGCAGCCACGACCCTGACCAGCAGATTGACGAGATCAGCGTGGTATTCCGGATACCGCTTCGGGCAGTTCAGGACCTGCGCTGTGGCAACTGCTGTGAACTGGCGATCAGGGTTCATTGCGGCCTCCATGTCCCATTCTCAAGACGACGGGCGACATCAACTGCGCCGCCGGGATCGTACTCGTTTAGTGCGATCCGGCCGAACTCGGTGACACGACCCAGTTCGCCCCTCAGAAGCCGCCTGCCGTAAGGGCTTTGGACATCGGGGGGGACGACAACGAAATCGTGCAGGTCGGCAGCCTGCTTGCCCTCTGCTCGGCGCAAAATGCGCCCACGCCTTTGGACCCATTCTCGCTGAACTGTGGATGATGCGAGCAAGAAGGCCACGTTTGTTTGCGGAATGTCGATCCCCTCATCCAGCACCTTCATAGCCGTCAACACTTGGTAGTCACCCCGTCCGAACCTCTCAAGCAGATCTTGCGCATCGCGAGAGGCGGTCTCCGCGTTGGTAAACTGGTGCGAGATCACACCCAGATCAGAAAGCATAGCGGTCACAGTGTCGATCTGCCTATCCGCGTGAGGTGCCACCACCGGCTTCGCCGAGGCGTAGATCAGGGTCCGACTGATTGTATGGGGGCCATTCTTCACCAGCAGTGAGCGGAGTGTCGGAATCTTATTGCCAGCCTGTTCGATCAGGGCGCGACGTTCTCGAAGGAGTCGCTCCACCGTCGCATTCGCAACCAGCCGTCCGTCATCGTCGAGGGCAAAGCCAGCGGCACGAAGTTTGTCGGTGAGTTCCTGGTATCGATCCATCTCTTCGTCGGTGAATCTGACCGGATGTACCCAGTATCGATAGGGCACGAGGCAGCCGTCCTTGATGGCCTGCTCAAGTGTGTAGGTGAACACCGGCTGCGGCGCGGTGCCGCCCGCCCTGAAATAGTCGAACAACTGATCCGTTCCGTCGGGATCGTACTGGCGAATCGGGGTAGCCGACAGTCCTATCCGAAACTGAAATGCCTGCGGGGGGTCATTGACGAACGATGGCGCACCAAGATTGTGTACCTCGTCACCGATCAGCACAGTCGTACACGACATCGCTTGTCGCTCGACGAAACGCCGCAGATCTGCATCTCGCGCAAACAGTTGGTTTGACGCGATAAGAACCGCCGTCGCATTGCCGCCTTGAAGGGAAGCGGACACCTCGGCGAGAGTCTCATTCCGGTCGGCCGGGCTTGAGCCCGACAGAAGTCGGGGCTCAACACCGAAGTCGCGCACATCCTCTTGCCATTGCATGGCGAGTGGCGTCGATGGAACGAGCACGACGAGTAGCATGGGTCGGTGGTCACGTTCCTGGAGTCGTGTCACCGCGACCAGAGACGTTCGGGTCTTTCCTCCGCCAGTCGCAATGGACAGGATGCCAGAACCCCCGGCAGCCTCCAATTGAGCGATCGCCGCCGCCTGGTGCGAGTACGGCGGCCGATGCCAATCTAGCCACTGTGGAATCGACAGACGGCTCGGTGTCGCACTGTATGCGTGCATGCCAGGTGGCAGGACAGGTTCCTTGCCTGACTCAGCATCCTTGCGCCACGCATTCCAGAAGTCGTCCACGGTCGGCGGCTCTAAGCCGACGGCTCGCTTCTGTAGTAACGCGATCGCCTGAGCAGGCTCAAGGCTCAAAGACTCAGGATGTCGGTTGTTCCACTGTCGGTCAAACTGATCGACCAACTTTGACACGCGAATGCGCGATGACTCGCCGTCATTCCAAGGGCGGTCCACCGTCATCTGCTCGCCATTCGCAAGCAATCCCCTTGCTGTGGCATTCCCAGAGCCATGCACTGCTGCCCAGTGCGTGCCATCCGAGAACAGCCACTGCTTCTTGTGGTACATCCCCTTCCGCATCAGCACGAACCGAATGCGCAGTCTCTGCTTGGCCACCAAGTAGGCCAGGCAATCTGTGGCATGCGCCGCCAGATGTGTGCTCGGAGATTGCAAGAGCTCGACCGCAAAAGCCCGAATGGCATCCTCTGGACTGGTTATCCCACGCTCGACACCCTTCCAGTCCTCTGGAGACAACTCGGTGCTTGCCAGAAGGTGCAGGGTCGTGTCCCGGCCGAGCAACTCGGCTAGACCTGGGGCAATTTGCGCAAGGCATTGGCTGCTAAAGAAACCAGCGCAGATGCGCACCTCTGTGGCGCATCGCATCGCCGGAATCAGCACCCCTCCCACCAGGTCGTCGAGCGGAATCTCATAGACCGGCATTGCGTGGGCGAGAGATTCTGCGAGAAGCTCAGGCATGTGCCGATCCGGTGCTTGAAGGGTCAGGTGAACGGTTCCGTCGTGATGGAGGGAGGATGTTCGGGAAGGCATGTCTTGTGGAGTCACACATGACAGAATGAACACGGCAACGAGTCGTCGTCGTCGTCGGAATCGTCCAACACATGTACGAGCGCCTTACTCTTCGCTCCTGGAGCTGAAATGGTCAGACGAGCCATCTTCGCCTTGATCTCCGCGACACGCGCTGGTTGTCCGAGCTCCGCGAGCGATTCTCGTTCGCTCCAGGTGTACCTCTGGCCGGTTTCCGCGTCAATCTTCTCGTACTTCTTGGAGTCTTCGAACAGTTCCGGATGGGTCTCCTTGAGCCCGACCCATTCGTGCTTGCGTTGGTAGAAGCAGAAATAGCACCCCGACCGGGTCCGCCATGAGTAGTAGTTCGGGAAACCGATGCCACTCTCGTCAAGGATGCGATGTACGTCGGCAAGCGTGTACCCGGCCTCAATGAACGGGTAGACCGGCTGGATGTTCGGCTTGCTTGGGCGATACCCCCCGCGGTTCTCATCGGCACGGATGCCGATATACATCTTCACCGGATCGTCACCAATGTACTTCTCGAAGGGTTTGATCTTGAGCACCTTCGTGCACCATCGCATCCGAGACGAGGGCAGATAGCCCCCATAAATCTGAAGCCAATGATCAAAACCACGGTCTGCCTTCAGACGCACGATCGGCTTCCCCAAGAACGCTTCGATCTTTTCAAGGTACTCGTAGGTCTCGGGCAGTTCCTTGTCGGTGTCAGAAAATACATACTCAACCTCTGGCAGACGACCCTTCAGGTAAATCGCCAGCGCCGTGCTGTCTTTGCCACCGGAGAGAGAGACGATATGACGGAGCGGCTTCATCGAATACCTCCAGCAACGCCATTCACTCCGGCATCGGAACCGATGACCAGACCAACTAGCTGCGCCAACGCCGCAAGGACGACGCCCTGGGAGAGTCCCTTCTCCGACACAAGGAGTTGGGAGCGTAGGGCACGCGCCAGCTCGGACACATCCGCCGACTGGGCGTCGGAAACATGGAGCACGACTTCGTGATCCTTCATGGCCGACCCGGCAACTGCCAGACGGAACGTCATGCTGCCCGGTCCCAAGTCGTGTGCAGAAGCGTGCTCGCGTGCAACAACTTCGAGGGATCGGAGGCGCCGAACGCGCTGAGCGAGCGCCACCTCAAAGCGAGCCCGATCTTCGTCTCGCCACGCCGGAGGGGGCTTGGCAACCAAAATCGCCGCGAGAGACTCCACCCACTGACGATCATCCGTGCTTGCCTCCAGTATTCGCTCTACGAAGCTCCGCATTTCTGGGTCCACAGCCACTGACTCGACGGCGCGTGCTCGCGACACCATCGAGCGCCGCAAATCTGGCAGGGCTGACGGAGCCGCGAATGCTGTAGATAGCGCCCCTTGAACAGATGACAGCAGACCGTCGTAGGCTCGCTGCAGCTCGCTCAGCGACTGCTGAAGGACTGTCAGGTAGCGAGACACGTCGCATTCTCGGCCACGACTCTTGGAATCAAACGGTGGAACCCCGCACGCCTGTGGCAACTCTACAAAGAGCAGCTGGTCCGGCTCCGTTGCGGTCGAGAGGACGGTGCGGATCGAAACAGCTTCAGACGAAAGCGAGCGGGTTGTCTGGGTGTACTGATCGAGCTTGCGATAGAACCTGAGCATTGGCTTCACTACGTCAAGCACGTCATCACGTCCTGCGCGCCCCGCTTCCCTGGGCGTGCCGAGCATGGCCGCGAGCTGCTGAAACACCGTCGTGCGAACGCCAGATAGTCGCCATCGCCGAACAGCAAAGAACTCTGGCGTCTTCATCAACCGCTCGAAGGATTCAATCGACAGTTGTGGAAGGAATGCGCCGTCTTCGTACAGAGCGATCTCGGACTCACAGGCCTGGAGCACCGCGCACAGTATGACCGGCAGCACGCCATCCCGGAGGCCATATGGGGGCGACCTCAGCACGTCAAAGAAGGCTGCGACGGATTTCCTCTCGCTCTCCGCAGTGCTGAAGAAGTCGTGAATCCCGCGGAGTAACGCGTCGGCATTGTTCTTGGCCCGACGTGGATCTGCGGAGAACCGACACACGCCAGATCCTGTCGTATGAAGCCCCAACTCACGCAACACGGAGAGATAAACGCTCCGCTCGGGAGGGTTGCCCTTTATGCCAAGCTCGGCGACACCGGGGTGTTCGATCATCGCTTCGATGAGATTCCGTCGCGCGGCAGCCGCCGAAGACGACAGATCCATTCGATTGATGATCTCGTTACGGATGACGGGGGCTGCCTCGAACACCTTGTCACACACCACAGACAGCAGCTCGTTCAGCTGTCGCGAGTCATGCACTTTGACCATATGACCGCCCTGATACCACCGCGTCATGCCGTCCTTCGTGCTTCCGAACAGTGTCGCGGAAGACTCGCTTGCGAGCCGCCGACGCACTTCTGACTCCCGCGCATCCAACTCCCGCCGTGCGGTGGAATCTCCGGCAAGCTCTGGCGATTCTTTGCGTACCGCCTCGATTGCGGCAAGTTCACGAGCCAGCGACGCGAGCTCTCGTGAGTTGGCGGGCACAGCCAAAAGGAGTTGGGGATTACCGGCAGTCTCGTCATTCGCCTTCAACGCCGTCGGTCCGCTGGCACCCTCACCAAGCAGCACCAATATCCGCCCATCGCCGCGTGACACTTGGGCCATCGCGGGTAGTACATGTTGTGCATTCACATAGTCAATTGGAAACACCCGCAGCGTACCGGTCTCGAATGAGTGCCGCCTAGCGATTACCGGGCGCGGCCTGAAGAACCGCGTAAGCGCGTCTGCAACATCGAGCGAGGTGGGCAGCGCGGCACGAGCGGCACTAAGCTTGGCTTCGATGTCCACGTCGCTGCCTTCCCAGAGCGCGAGCGTGTCGTTGAACTTCCGCAGTACGACAACAGACCGTGCTCGCAGATCGGCGATGGCCGTCGCAGTGGAGTTTGCGTCGAGTGTGGGGGCAACCGCGATTTCCACATTCGCCTTGGTGGCTGCCACATCGTGCCACCTACCGATGATGCCCAGCATCGCAATTGTCCGAAACACTGCGACGGCTTCCGGTCCGCAATCGACCAACCGGCGATCGAGGTCGATCGCTTCCGCCCACCGCTTCCCATCTCGATTGCTCAGCAGGTTGTCGCCCAATGTAGACGTCATGTACTCGAACAGGTTGGCCAGCGTGTACATGTCGGAATCACGCGCGGTACAACGAGCGGCAAAGTCCCGGAGTCCGAACGGTTCCCTCGACTGAACGAACGAAAACGCTGAGCGCTCGTTCTGACCATACCTCTTGAACACGGAGCCCAGCACTACTGCCGTAGCCGGATGCAGTGGCCAGCATCTCTTGAGTAGCTCGGTCGCTTCCGTCTTGTTGAGACCTCGCGGAAGCGCACCGACTCTCTGCATCGCCTGAAACGTTTGCTTCCACGCGAGCTCTCCAGGACCGGACGGGCCGTCACTCTCAACAGCACGGGCGAGCAGACGCAGCATCTGATCGGCGGGCTCATCGAACAGAATGTCCTCGAAGCGGCCGCGGATCTTCTCCCACTCTTGGCGTTCCCGTGCAGGCAGCCCTTGTGCGTAGGCAGAGAAGTCCTGGTGAAGAACTCCAAGCAGGAGCATCGGTGCGGATGTCCGACTTACCGTTTCGGCGAGCTCTTGCAGAGCGTACACGTCGGAACGGTCGGGGTTCTTGGCCGCGAACTCGAGCAGCTTGCCGAGTTCATCGATCACGACGAGTGTCCCGACAATGCCGTCCTCGTGAGCCGAGACACACTCATGCAGTTTGAGCAGGCCTTCGACCGGGTTGCCGAACTTGCCCGAGCCACTGTCTGACATCCATTGCGAACGAAGCCTGCGTGCTGCGGTGGACTTGCACGAGTCCAAGGCCTCGATCGAGGCTCGTCGGATGGAGTCGCGGATTGACTCAGACGATCCGGTAATCAGTACCGGCAAGAGACTGCCTCGGCTCGTGATTCGCCGCAACCGGTCGTGCAGTCCCACATCCGCTACTTTGAGCGCCGCCGCCATCGGCGCGTGCAATCGATGCCGACCACCAGCCAGTAAGGCCGCAGCAAACAAGACGAAAGATGACTTTCCAGTGCCATACGGGCCTGTAATTGTCCATGCGCGGCCAGATGCGGGGTCACTGAGCCCCCTGATGATTCTGCCGAGAGTCTGACAAGCGCAAGCAGATGCGATGTAGTCGATCGATGCTTGTTTGCGAGCACTGTCGGCGACAACGTTGGTCGAGCGTCGGAATGTGCTTCGCCGACGGCGGATGGGCTCAGCGAGCGGCATGTGGAGACCTCCGCTTGAAGTGCTTCTTCAAGAGTGCGAGGGGAGTGGGGAGTGAATCGGCGAGAAGCACTTGGCGAAGTCCTGCGGTCCCGCCGAACCGCATCGCACCCGATGTGAAATCATCGAGCTCGTCTAGAAGGTCTGTGAGCGCGTTCTCGGAAAGCCGAAATATCTGGCCCGGGCTGCCGGGGCCGTAGGCAACTTGTTCGAACGACCGAGTCCTCGCGCCAACATCTACCCGCCCACAGTAGTCGGCCAGGCAGGAAGCAAAGACGGCGAGCGGGAGGTTGCGGCGCGGTCCTCTAGGGAAGGAAAAAGCGCCAGCTTCGCCCACTCGATGGACCAGGTCTAGGTCAGCGAGGGGGCAGTCATGAACGTCCTCCCCTTGGATTTTCTTGTCAGCACTGCTGCCAACATAGCACCGAATACAGCAGTCCACATCGCGTTCGAGGGTCTCCTCGGCCACCGCCTCGCCAGCGAAACGAGCCTCGTACTGCCGCAACTCACGAGTGAGGGAGCGAGTGGTGAACTCGGAGGATCGAACCTCGTTGAACAAGACATACCAGGACGTCGGCCCGGCAACACGAGAGGCAAGCCCCCAATGGATCAACCACAGCGTCGCGGGGTCTTCAACGTATGGGTCGGCTCCGTCTTCGCCGAATAGAAAGTCGCCGAGTGGCGTGGGTGTCAACGAGGGCGTTCGTGTGCGCACGTCCGATCGCACGGGGCCGATCATCTGTGCCTCCGTACACCAGAAACGAATTGAACGAACCATGTTCTTGCCGACGCCTAGCGAGACCATCGCTTCCGGATCGCTAAAGCCCATCGGCTTCGCCTTGCAGAAGCGCACGCCCTTGGCGAGCCAACTGAATCGCAGCGGAAAGCTCTCGTGACCCGAGAATCGGATTCGAACGGTTTGATCCTGGATGATGGTCGTTTCGGGCATCCAGGTACTATAGCGGAAGCGCCTGGATGACGCCGATGCCGAGCATCCAGTCCGAGGTCGGTTGGGTGTCCTTGTGACAGGCTATCCCAAATCTCGTTGGCGTGCTCGCACCAAGGCGAGACGCTCGAGCATTGGGCGTTCGCGGTTCCACCGCCGGGCACACGCCACATCGTAGGGATTCAGCCTACGACTCGTGTGCGGGGGCTCGATCGGGGATGAGGGGTCAGGCCGAAAGGCCTGCCCCCGCGCGTTGGCGCGGGGGCAGACGAGCGGTTCAACATCACTTCTTGCCGCCGCCACCTCCCTTGCCGCTGTTGTGCGCCGCGGCGCTCTGGGCCTTGGCAGCGAAGCTGTCCTTGGCGACCTGCCCGCCGCTTGCCTTGGCCGTCGCGCTCTGGATGCGTGCGGCGGCGTCTGGGGTCATCGGCGTGTGGCTATGCGAACCCTGATTGCTCTGAGACGTGTTCTCCGACATTGTGAAACTCCAATCCCGCAGTTCACAGCCCGTCCAAAGCCCTTCGCAACGCCCGCTGAGCCGGTCGCGTGGGGCTGTTAACCAGAGAACGGCCGCTCGGAACCCCCTCGGCGGCCTAGATTCGACGGTTTGAACCCGTTACGATCGGGGAGTTACCGACGCCCTCGCGGAAACGCGGGGGCGTTTTGGTTTACAGGTCGGGCGATCTGGCCGCCCTCGGGCCGTGGCCGCGACGATGCGCGGAAAGTCCCGTCAGGACGGGGGGTTTCCAACGCTCCGGCGGGACCTGGGCCCGACCCGCCGCGCTCTCGGTCTTGAAACCGAATCTCGGGGTCCGACGGCAACCCCTACGGTTGCTCACGCCCCACCGGCGGCAACCCTCTCGGACTCTCGCGCTCTCTGGTTGACGGGTGGCCTGAGCTTAACAGCAGGGTTGCTCTCGGGGGCCTTCACCAAGTGACCCAAGGAATCAGTTAAATTGGACGGGTCTACGCCGGGCGGCCTTGGATCTCTCCCGCGAGCAGGGGCAGATTCCAAGGCCCCCGGAAATGCGATAGGGTCAAGTCCCCGTTACACTTATCCACATTGGTGCCTGACGCTGCCGCCTTGTGGGATCAGCATGAGACACCCGGCATTTGGCGTTGTCGCAGCGGATTTCTCGTGTCCGATCAACCTCCCCAAGCGAATCCCGAATCCGCCAAACGCGATCCCGAGCGGAGGCGTGCGCTGGCGATCTTCCGCTACCTGCGGGACCTCGCGCACCTGCGGACGGCCGTTGTCCGCGATCTACGTTCCTATGAGCGTGTCTTTTGGCTTGATGCTGTTCGCGGGAAGCCCGGATGCACCGCTCGGTATTTCCGCCCCGAGCCCGGTGTCAATTGGCTCGGTACCGAAGCGACGGACGAGGACGTTTGGCTCACTGTGCGCAAGTTGCCCGAACCGGCACTTCCCCCGCTTCCGGCGAGCATCAAAGCATGGGTTGACTCTGACTCGGGGAAGGACCCTGACTCGCCACCCCGCTTGTTGGATCGAATCGAACGCCCACGCCCGGAGAACAAGCCCGGCCGGGCCGACCCATCCGCGTCGATTGGTGCGAACGGTCAATCTTCGCCCGCTGGCGGCAGCGCGACCCGATCTCATTCCGGCGACCAATACGAACTTCTTGAGGACCATCCCGAGGTTGCCGTTGCGCTCAACGACTACATGCAGGCGAGTTGGAAGCCGTGGGCGGAAAAATACGCCGCCTGGGTGGTGTTCCAAGAGAAGGTGTACGCGCCGCTGTTCGTCATTCACAGCGATCTCAAGCGCCTCGGTGAAGAGTTTGAGTTGGTGCTCGGGCTGGGCTGCCTGACATGGAAGACGCCTAGCGGTCAGCAAGTCCGCCGACACCTCATCGCCGCGCAAGTCGCTCTGGAGTTTGACCCCGCTGGTGGCGTGTTCACACTCCGCCCCGGTTCTGACGGCGCGAAGCTCGCCCTCGAAATCGACATGCTCGATCCCAGCGAGCAGCCAAGTGTCCCGCAGAGGGAGGTTGTGGCCGCTGACTTGGCGAAGACCGATGATGATCCCTGGGAGTTCGAGGCCATCGACCGCGCCCTTCGAGGGTTCGCACAAGCGATCAAGGAGGATGGAACCTACGACCCGGACGCATATGAGGCCAAAGGGATGGAGCCCGTGCCGCAGGCCGCTTTCGCGCCAGCACTTCTCCTTCGCAGGCGCACGTCGCGGGGACTTCTCCTCGCCTTCGAGGCCATCATCGAGCAACTTCAGAAGGGTGCGGAAATCCCGCCCGGCGTGAAACGGCTGACGCGCGCCGCGACTGGCGAATCACACAGCGAGGCTCCTCCGAGTCCCTCTACCTTCGCGGATACACCGACGAACACGCGCGTCTATTTCCCCCTGCCGGCGAATGAGGACCAACGGCAGATTGTCGAACGGCTCAACAGCAAGCACGGCGTCCTCGTGCAGGGACCGCCCGGCACTGGTAAGTCGCACACGATCGCCAACCTCATTTGCCACCTTCTCGCCACTGGGCAAAGGGTGCTGATTACCGCGCAGACGCCCCGCGCGCTGCAAGTGCTTCGGGACAAGTTGCCGGTGGAAATCCGCCCGCTATGCCTTAGCGTTCTGGGCAACGACAAGGCGGCGCAGGACAACGTAGAGGACAGCGTACGAAATATCACGGACAAGGCGGACTCCTGGAACAGCGGCCCGGCGACGGAAGAAATCCGCAAGGCCGAATCGGAGTTGGATAGGCTCACCCAGCGAGAGACCACGTTAGAGCGCGAGGTTCGGACGTTCCGCGAAGCCGAGGTTCACGAACACACGCTGGCGGATGGCGCCTACGCGGGCACGGCACAGGTGATCGCACGACGGGTCAGGCAAGACGCACAAAGATTCGCGTGGTTTGCCGACGGTGCCGACCCGGACAAACCCGCACCGATCAATGCGGACGATCTGACAGCGTATCGAGACGGGATGATCCGCGTCAGTCCGCAAAGGGCCGCCGAAGTCGAACAGCGCCGTCCGGCACGCGGAAGCGAGATTCCAGCCGACGACACGCTGACGAGGCTCATACGCGCCTCACACACGCTGCATAGCCGCATCCGCCCGATCGCGGATGGCGAGGTGCATCTGGGCACACTGCCGCTCGATGAACTGCGCGGAGTGAGTACCGCCCTGCGTGCCCTCCAAGCGGCAGTCCAGCAGGTTCCGACGGCGGCCACCCCGTGGGCCGCAGTCGCGTTGTCTGACGTCTTGCGAGGGGCGGGCGCGGGGTGGGACTTGTTGTTGTCCCAAACGAGCGCGGCGGTGGCCGCCCACACCGACCTCGCGGCCAAACTCGACAAGGCCGACATTCGACTCCCAGCCGGTCGGCGCTCGGACATGCTGCTGGCGGATGTGGCGGACCTCCTCGGACATTTCCAGCGCGGCGGGGGCTTGGGCTTCTTCGTATTCCGCGCGAAGGTGGTCAGACGCACGATCTACCTGTGCCGCGAAGCCACGATCGACGGTCGCCCGTGCGATCATGCGGCAGCGCTGACCACGGCCAAGGAACACCTCGAATGTTCGGCGGCGGTAGGCAAGACTTGGACGCTTTGGGACGGGAAGGCATTCCCATCGACCAAGACGAATGGACAGCAGGTCGGTGAACTACGGGAACTGTGCGCCATCCTGACGCGTGTCCTTGGCGTTCGACCAATCGCGGACGCCGCATCCGCAGCACTGACCCGGCTCCACCTCGCGGAGGTGCCGCCCCTTCACGACCTTCGAGCCGTCGATGAACTCTCGACGCGCTGCGAGCGGGTCATCGTGCGGCGGGAGTACGACGTGGTAACCTCGCGGCTCGATGCGCGGGTCCACGCCCTCCGCGCCGTCGCCACGTCGCCGAATGCGCATCCGGTATGCGCCCGCTTGGCCAACGCCATAGAGCAGCGGGACGAACGCGGGGTGACGGCGGCGCTCGCCGAAGTCGCCGGACTCGAAGCCGACGCCGCGCGTCTCGCGGAATGGGCAAGCCTCGACGAACGAATCAGCACGGTTCTTCCGAAGTTGGCCCGGTCCATTGCGGAAAACCATGCGGACCCCGCGTGGAAGGTGCGTATCGCCGACTGGAGCGCCGCCTGGCGTTGGGCGCAGGCCGACGCATGGCTCACCAAGTACACCGATCCGCGCAAAGCGGCGGCGGTGGAACTGGAACTCCGGCAGGCAAAAGACCGGATCAAGGCGTGCGTGGTCCGAGCATCGGCAGAGCGAGCATGGCATTCATGCCTCTCGTCGATGAGCCCTGCGCACCAGCAACATCTCAATGCTTGGCGGCAAGCGATCAAGAAGATCGGCAAGGGGACGGGCAAGCACGCGGGCCACTGGCGGCGCGTTGCGCAAGGAGAGTTGGAGCAGTGCCGCGACGCCATCCCGGCGTGGGTCATGCCTCTCTACCGGGTGTTCGAGAGCGTGAAGCCGGCACCGGGCATCTTTGATGTTGTGATCGTGGACGAAGCCTCGCAGTGTGGCCCAGAATCGCTAATCCTGTTCTACCTGGCGAAGAAGGTCATTGTCGTGGGCGACGACAAGCAGATTAGCCCGTCGAACATCGGCATCGACAAGGACCAAGCCAAGAGTCTCCTTCGCCAGCATTTGGAGGGGATCGAACTTGCCGACACCTTCGATGTGGACAGCAGCCTGTTCGATCACGGCCAAGTCCGATTGGGCAAACGGATCACGCTCCATGAGCATTTCCGGTGCATGCCCGAGATCATCCGTTTCAGCAACGACCTCTGCTACAAGGGTGCACTGATCCCGCTCCGACAATATCCGCCCAAGAGGCTCGCCCCATATGTCGCGCGACGGATTCCCGACGGGAAGCGCGAAGGCGGGCCACAGAGCGCGAAGAACCAGGCGGAGGCCGAAGCCATCGTCGACGCGATTGCGGCGTGCTGTGCTGACCCGATGTACAAGGACAAGACAATGGGCGTGATCTCGCTCTTGGGCGAGCATCAAGCCAAGTTGATCGAGCGGCTGTTACTCAAGCGAATCGGGGCAGAGGAGATCGAACGGCGACGGATGGTGTGCGGTGATGCCTACTCGTTCCAGGGCGACGAGCGCCACATCATCTTCCTCAGCCTCGTTGTCGCGGTCAAAGATGATGAGTCTCGCGGCTTCGCTTCTCTGACGAAGCTCTCGGACATGCAGCGTTTCAACGTCGCCGCGAGTCGGGCGCAAGACCAACTCTGGCTGTTCCACTCGATCATGCCGGAGGACGTTGGCAACCACGAGTGCATGCGCCATCGGCTCTTGACCCACTTCTACGACCCGGCACGGCACGCGGCCCGAAGCATTGGGGTGGATGTTGCTGATCTGCGCCAACAGGCGGCTAATCCCGACCGCCCGGAAACGGCTCCGGACCCCTTCGACAGTTGGTTTGAGGTTGACGTTTACCTTCGTATCGCTGATCGCGGGTTCCGGGTGCTCCCGCAGTACCGCGCGGGTCGTCACAGCATCGACTTGGTGATCGAAGGCAAGTCCCGGCTTGCGATCGAGTGCGACGGCGACCATTGGCACGGACCGGACAAGTTCGATGAGGACATGGCGCGGCAGCGTCAACTCGAACGGGCGCAGTGGCGATTCTTGCGGGTGCGAGGCAGCGCGTTCTATCGCGATCCCGATGCCGCGTTGGTTCCGTTGTGGGCGCGCCTGTCAGAACTCGGCATTGTTCCGATGCCTGCAACCGACGGAAGCGGAAGTGGCGACGGGTACATTCCGCACATTCCTGAGCGGGAAGCGCCAGAGCCAACGCAGGAACAGGCGAGCGCTGCCGGTTAGGCCGCCACCGTCGCCGCCGCGACCTCCGACCACGGCCCCTTTTCCCCGCGCGTTTTCACCTACCGCAGGGCGTAGTACGCCGTCTTGCCCGCTTCGGCGCTGGGGACGTCGGTTTGCCGGGTGAGCACATGGGTTGCTCTCGGCCCCCTCGCGCGCGACTTCGGAATCCCATCGCGTAGGTATCCAGTAGCCAGCGGCAACGTGCCGAGGGCGACCGATCCACGATCACCACGACCGACTACGGACGGCCCGAGGTGAGCACCTCTGGAAGGAGTGCCCGATGTCGCTGCGCCCTGACCCGACGGACCCGGGGGACATGACCCCGGACGAACGGCTGGAGGAGGTGGCGAGCATCTTCGCCCGCGGGATTCTGCGGTTGCATGGCCGCGTTCTCCCCGACAATCCCGACATCGAGAATCTTCCGGATTCCTCCGGGACATGCCTTGAACTCTCGGCCGGTCCTCGCCCTGATGGCGTCGCTGGTTAACGGCCAGAGAAAGGCGGCGATGTGCGATGTTGAACGTGGGCCAGAAGGTAACCGAGTTGCGGCGCATGACCGTGGGCGAACTTCGGCGGGAATACGCCGAGGTCTTCGGCGAGCAGACGCGCTCCTACCACAAGGAGTTCCTGGTCCGCCGCATCGCGTGGCGGATTCAGGCCAACGCGGAAGGCGGGCTCCCCGACCGGGCGCGGAAGCGGGCGCTGGAGATCGCCGACGACGCCGACCTCCGCACCCGCGCACCCGGTTCGGCCCAGTCGCCAACCCCGGCGGCCCACGCGGGCACGAGTCGGGCGGTAATCGGCCGGGTCGAGGTGGCGGCCGATGACCGCCTGCCGATGCCCGGAGCGCTGCTGACGCGGGAATACCGCGGACGGACCATCCGCGTTCGTGTGCTGCCGAAGGGCTTCGACTACGAGGGGACGGTCTATCGCTCCCTTTCCGCCGTGGCGCAGGCTGTGACCGGCGCGCATTGGAACGGCTACCTCTTCTTCGGCATCCAGACCCCCAAGACGACGGCGACGGAGAAGCCATGACCCGCAACCAACCCAATCCATCCCGTCCAAAAGCCCCCGCCGTGCGCTGCGCCGTCTACACCCGCAAGAGCAGCGAGGAGGGCCTCGAGCAGGAGTTCAACTCGCTCGACGCCCAGCGCGAGAGCGGCGAGGCGTACATCGCCAGCCAGAAGAACGAAGGGTGGACCTGCCTGCCCGATCGGTACGACGACGGCGGCTTCACCGGCGGGAACATGGACCACGCTCCGCGTGCGTGCGGGCGCGTGCGCAGGCGCGCCCGCGTGCATAGGTATCAATTGGAACTGTCGCGTCAGTGCGCGGCAGTGCGCTCCAGCAATCCCTCGCCCCGGGCTCCCGCCCGTGGGCCACGACGCTGGCACGGGTCGCGTCCGTCGCGGAACGTCGGGACGCGGTACGCCCTGCGCCCCGGCCAACCCTGCCGCCACCACCGCGCCCATGCAGGTCGCGTGCCAGGCCGCGCCTACCCGAAGCCTTGCAGCCGGAGTCCGAACGGGCAAGGGGAGGGGGGGCAGTAGGTACTACCCCGCCGAGCGGGCGAATCGACGCCCGCGGGAACAGCCCCCAATCCCGACAGAGTTTGTTTCGCGCGTCCGGGGGACGGGGAACCCGGAGGCGGGGGTTGTACGCCCCCGCGCCAAGGACGCGACGTGGGCCAACGTGGGCGAACCCGTCGCCAACGGGCCGGGCCGCCCTTCAACCGGGATTGAGCGCTGGTTCAACAGAGATTCAACCGCTCCGGCCGCGCGTGCGGCGGGGGATGAACGGAAACACGCACGCCGCAAGGAGCGAGGCATGAAGATCGAAATGTGGCCGCTGGCCAAGGTCAAGCCCTACGAGAAGAACCCCCGCAAGAACGAGGGCGCGATCGACGCCGTCGCCAAGAGCATCGAAGAGTTCGGGTTCCGCGTACCGATCGTCGTCGATGCCGACGGCGTGGTCATCGCGGGGCACACCCGGCTCAAGGCCGCCGAGAAACTCGGGCTGGAGAAGGTGCCCGTGCATGTCGCGCGGGAACTCACCTCCGACCAGGTGCGGGCGCTGCGCATCGCCGACAACAAACTCCACGAGTTGTCCTCGTGGGACATGGAACTTCTGCCGCTGGAGTTGGCCGACCTCAAGGGCGCGGACTTCGACCTCTCGCTCCTGGGCTTCAGCGCCGACGACCTCAGCGCGATCATGGCCCCGGCAGGGAACGAGGGTCTCACCGACCCCGATGATGTGCCCGCACCGCCTGATGCAGCGACGACTGTTCCCGGCGACATCTGGGTGCTCGGTAACCACCGGCTGATGTGCGGCGACTCATCAAAGCCCGCGGACCTGGACCATCTGCTCGACGGCCAGCCGATTCATCTGGTGAACACGGACCCGCCGTACAACGTGAAGGTCGAGCCGCGCTCCAACAACGCCATCGTCGCGGGCCTGAGTTCGTTCGCGTTGCCCGGCAAGGCCGACCAGCACGACCAGCAGAGCGCCGACCTCAACCGCTACCCCGAGAAGAGTCGCGCCACGCATAAGAAACTCCGCGCCAAGGACCGCCCCCTGGCCAACGACTTCTTGAGCGACGAGGCGTTCGACAAGATGCTCGAGGCGTGGTTCGGGAACATCACGCGCGTGCTGGTGCCCGGTGGCGGCTTCTACATCTGGGGGGGCTACGCCAACTGCGGCAACTACCCGCCGGTGCTCAAGCGCTGCGAGCTCTACTTTGCGCAGGCGATCATCTGGATCAAGGAGCACCCGGTCCTCACGCGCAAGGACTTCATGGGCAACCACGAGTGGTGTTTCTACGGCTGGAAAGAGGGCGCAGCGCACCGCTTCTTCGGCCCCGCCAACGTGCCCGACACGTGGTCGATCAAGAAGGTCAACCCACAGAGCATGGTCCACCTCACGGAGAAGCCTGTCGAGCTCGCCCGCCGCGCCATCGAGTTCTCGTCACGGCCCGGGGAGAACGTTCTCGACCTCTTCGGCGGCAGCGGGAGCACGCTCATCGGTGCTGAGATGACCGGGCGGCGGGCGTTCCTCATGGAGCTCGACACGCTCTACTGCGATGTGATCGTGCAGCGGTGGGAGAAGTTCACGGGTCGCAAGGCGGAGCGGCAATCGAGCATCCGGCAGGTGGAGGTGCCCAGTTGAAATCCAGATCACTCAGAAGCGGCGATGCGCTCGTTGGACTTGGTGCGAGCCTCGGCCACTGTGGTGGATGTCAGAAGCAGATCGATCATGGCATGCACCGGACCGGGCGCGTAAATCTTGCCGATGGGTATCGGCTTCGACGGCACGATCGCTGGCCCCAGCCGGTAGAGGTAGTGCGGTTCAGGCCAGATACCGGGGCTGAGTTCAGGAATGTGCTTGTGGATGTCTCTCACGACCTCCCACGACTGGACATGGTGGATGGCCTGGAGGTGGCCATCCCACCTCAGGCCGAGGTAGTTCACTGGCTCCTGACTGTACTGACCACCAACGGGGTGGAAATACATGCTCTTCTTCAACACGATTTCCTTGAACGTCAGGCCAAAGCCCTCGGGCTTGTCGTCGCTGATGGCGACAGTCATCACCCAGTTCGACTCTTTGTTTTGCATCTTGACCACATTCTCCAGATATCGCACGAGTTCATCGAGCAGGCGACGCTCAGCCTGGACCTTCGATTTGCTACGGGCCAGTGTCTGAACCTCGTGCCAAGCGAGATGAACAACCGGAAAGCCGCCGATCTGCTGGGGGAGCGTGTGTGCCACAACCTCTCCCGTACATTCGGACATCGTCACGAATGCAGCCCGCGGCCGTCGCTCTTTCTCGATGCGCGGAAGATACAGACGGAGTTGGTCCTCAGCGGGAGCCTCCCACCCTCGCTTGGCCTCGACGATGATGTGGAAGTCATCGCCGAGGAGTTCGATGTCGGTGATCCCTCCGTCTTTCACCCGCTCTTGCAGCCTCACGGTCGCGGAGCCGAAATCGCCTTGGCCCAGGACGCGACTCAGCAGAGCTCCGCGGAACGTCGAACACTCTGCCAAAGCCCATCCGACGCTGTATGTGATGTCATTCTCATCGTGTCCGAGCAGGTCGAACACGCTGGAGATGGCTTTGCCATGCAGGAAGAGATCGGCGTGCATCGGCGAGAGCGTAGCGACATCAGCGATCGACCACCGAAGAACCACCCCGGAAGCGGTCCGGGGTGGCGGGTAAGGATTCCGACGCCCGAGCGATCGTCAATCCTCGTTGTTGGCGGGGAGCGTCCCGTCGGTCGCTTCGTCCCATTCGAGGGCGTAGCGCTCGGCGATGTCCTCGAGGTCATTCTCCGTCAGGTAGTCCACCGTCTTGCGGTCTTGGCAAGCGGCAACCGCTCGCGCGAGGTCCGCCCATTCCTCGATGGTCAGCATCTGGTCCTGCCGTGCGCCGAGAAGGTAGAGGGCGGCTTGGAGAACGGCGTCGAGGTGGGCGGGCGTCGCGGTCATGACTCAGGCCCCCTTTCCCGCGACGAAGACGCCGCGCTCGTGCTTCTTGAATCGGGCCTTCTCGCCCTTGGCGGCGATCTCGCGGATGATGGCGGCGTAGAGCGTGGCCTCGGGGGTCTTGCCACCGGGGCTCTTCCAGAGGCCCTTGGCCTCCATCTCCGCGATCATCTCCGTGGCCCGCATGGGCTTGGTGGCCTTGACGAGGACCTGGGCGGCGGCGTCGAGGGCGCTGACGCGCTTGGGCTTCTTCTCCTTCGCGGGCTTCGGAGCCTTGGGCGTCTTGGGAGTCTTGCCGCCCTTGGCCTTCGCGGCGGCGGCGGGCTTCCCGTCCAGGCGGTTCTGGATTTCGGCGATCGCGGCCTTGCGAGCCTTCTCCGTCGCGGGGCTCTTGGACGTGCGGGCGGTCTTCGGGGCCTTCTTGGTCTTCGTACTCATGGTCATCTCCAAACAGGTGGTGCGAAACGCCGTCGCACATTGCGGCGGCTAATCGCGTCCGGCGCGGTTCCCCGCGTCGTCGCGTGCTGGTCACTTCCCGAACACGGTCTCGGCCAGGCCCGCGGCGAGCAGGCCGACGATGGCGCGGGCGGCGTCGGTGGTTGGCTGGCGGTCCCATCCCCGGTCGAAGCAGGCGACCTCGGTGTGCGTGAAGTGCTCCTGGAGCCAGAGCTTCGAGATGCGGCTGTCGTCGAGCTCGAAGGCGGCGTCGGTCGCGTGCTCGGGGAAGACCAGCGCCTCGAAGGCGTGGCCCGCGATGTTCCCCTTCACCCAGGTGCCGCCCGTCGGGCGTCCGGTCTTCTTGGTGATCTCCAGCGTGTCGAGCATCGCGCCCGGGTCGGCGGGGTCGTACTTGAAGGGGGCGGGGGCTCCGCTGCCTGCGGCGAACCCGGCCTCGAAGGCGAGGGCGATCGCGTCGCGGATGCTCGCCACCGAGATGTCGTGGAAGTCGAGGGCGTCGCGTTTGCGGTCCTCGAGCGTTTCCAACCCGAGGCGGTTGCGGACGGCTTCCGCCGCCGCCATGTGGCGGGCCTTGGTCTTGTTCGTCGTCGTCGTGGTCTTCTTCGCGTTCATGTTCGTGGTCTCCTTTGCGGGGTTTCGCCCCGCGTTGTGACACATGAAGCCATGACACTCGCCAACCGGCAAGGCAAAGCCGCGAGGATTCGCCGTGAATCTCGCTGTTGTGGGCAACTACGCGAGACTTGTGGGCAAGTGGCGGGACGTGCAGGTCCGGGAGGTGGGCATGACTCCCGAACACGCGCCTAGTTCTGGCCCAGGGCAGGGAATGTCCCGGCTCAATCCCGCCGCGCTGCCCGTGGCGGATGCGGCCCGCGTTCTCACCCGGCTGGGCGGGAAACCCGTCACCGAAGCGATGCTCCGCGCGGACATCGAAGCCGGAGCGCCAACAAACGCGGACGGCAGCATCAACCTCGTGCGCTTCGCCGCGTGGCTCCTAAAGGAGATCCCCACCGGTGGCGATTGACCCGCGCCAGCTCAAGCCCGGCGAGCTCGCGCGTCTCCTCAACAGCACTCCGCTGGGCGAGGTGATCAACGAGCGGCAGTTGCACCGTCACAGGACGCGCGCGGGGTTCCGCGTCGCCGCCGACGGCGATGCTGGGCGGGTCGATCTGGTTCGCTACGTCGCATGGCTCGTGATCACGCGCCACGAGGCGATCGCGGAAGCGGAGAAGGAAGCGGGCGGGCTCACGGGATACGAGGCGCTGAAGGAACGCGCCCGCCTCCGTAACGCCACGCTTTCGCTCTCGGGACGCGACATCGGCGACCTGCCTGCTGTCGCTGATCCGGAGCGACGGGCCAAGGCCGAACGGGACTTCCGGTTCTTCTGCGAGGCGTATTTCCCGCTGACATTTCACCTGAAATGGTCCGGCGACCACCTCAAGGTCATCGCCAAGATCGAGCAGGCCGTGCTGGAGGGCGGGCTGTTTGCGATGGCGATGCCCCGCGGGTCGGGCAAGACCTCGCTCTGCGAGATCGCCTGCCTGTGGGCCATGCTCTACGGGCACCGCGAGTTCGTCGCCCTCATCGGGTCCGACGAGGAGCACGCCTCCAGCATGCTGGAGAGCATCAAGGCGGAACTGGAGAACAGCGAGCTGCTCGCGGCCGACTTCCCGGAGGTGTGCCATCCGATCCGGTCGCTGGAAGGCATCCACCAGCGGGCCGCCGGGCAGCTCTACCTGGGCGAGCAGACGCACATCGGCTGGACCGCCAAAGAGATCGTCCTCCCCACCATCGCGGGGTCGCGGGCCTCGGGCGCGATCATCCGCGTCGCCGGGATCACCGGGCACATCCGGGGGATGAAGCACAAGCGTGCCGATGGCGCGAGCGTGCGTCCGTCGCTCGTGCTCATCGACGACCCGCAGACCGACGAGTCGGCGCGTTCGCCATCGCAGTGCGCCACGCGGGAGCGCATCCTCGCGGGCGCGATCCTCGGGCTGGGTGGACCGGGTAAGAAGATCGCGGGGCTGATGACGCTCACTGTGGTGCGCCCGGACGACATGGCCGACCGCATCCTTGATCGGGATGCGCACCCGCAGTGGCAGGGCGAGCGGACCAAGATGGTCTACGCCTTCCCCGTCCGGGACGCTCTGTGGCAGAAGTACGCCGAACTCCGCGCCGACGGCCTCCGCAACGATCGCGGGATCGCGGCGGCAACCGAGTTCTACGACGAGCACCGAACCGCGATGGACGAGGGCGCTGTGATCGCGTGGCCCGAGCGGTTCAATCACGACGAGTTGTCCGCCGTCCAGCACGCGATGAACCTGCGGCTTCAGGACGAGCACGCCTTCTTCGCCGAGTACCAGAACGAGCCGCTGCCCGAGGTCGCGGCCGAAGACGATCTGCTGAGCGCAGACCAGATCGCCGCCAAGGTCAGTGGGCAAGCCCGCAGCGAGGTGCCGATCGGTTGCTCGCGGCTGACCATGTTTGTGGACGTGCAGGGCAAGGCGCTGTTCTACCTCGTCGCCGCCTGGGAGGACGACTTCACCGGCTACGTCGTGGACTACGGCACGGAACCGGACCAGAAGGCTGCGTACTTCACTCTCCGGGACATGCGGCGGACGCTGGGGAGCGCCGCACCTCGCGCGGGTGTCGAGGGGGCGATCTATGCGGGCCTCGAACGGCTTGCCGAGACGCACTTGGCCCGTGAATGGCGGCGTGACGACGGCGCGATGGTTCGCATCGACCGCTGCCTGATCGACGCGAACTGGGGATCGTCCACCGACGTGGTCTACCAGTTCTGTCGGCAGTCCCCGCACGCGGGCGTGCTCATGCCCAGCCACGGACGGTACGTCGGCGCATCGAGCATTCCCTTCTCCGACTACAAGCGCAAGCGGGGCGAGCGGGTCGGGCTGAACTGGCGCATTCCTGTCGTCACCGGCAAGCGGGCGGTGCGGCACGTCTTGTTCGATACCAACTACTGGAAGTCGTTCGCGCACGCTCGGCTCGCCGTCCCGATGGGTGATCCCGGCTGCCTCTCGCTCTTCGGCGGCAAGCCCGATCCGCACCGCCTGCTCTCCGAGCACCTGACCAGCGAGTACCGGGTGAAGACCGAAGGGCGGGGGCGCACGGTGGACGAATGGAAGCTGCGCGTCGATGGCCTCGACAACCACTGGCTCGACTGCCTCGTGGGTGCCGCCGTCGCGGCGTCGATGGAGGGCGCGATTCTCTTCGGCACCGACAGGCAGGCCGTGGCGCGGCCGCGCGTCAAGCTGTCGGCGCTCCGGGGAGGGAAACGCTGATGCCCCGTGCCAAACGAGACATGCCGTCGCAGGATGGTCCGAAGGTCGGCCTCGTGTGCAGGCAGTGCGGGTGCCAGCACTTCCGCGTGGTTTACCTGAAGCGTCGTCCCGGCGGGGTCGTGGTGCGTCGGCGCGAGTGTCGGCACTGCGGACGGTGGACGCTGACCCGCGAGACCCAGGTATAGGTCGATCTATCGACCGACCTCGACCCGCTGCACGCCACATTGAGGAGCGTTCGCGTAGATGCCTCATGGACGCACACCACGCCGCGTCGCGGAGCTTCGATGCCGGACCCTTCGCCGAATCTTGAGCAGACGATCCGCGACAACGCGGCCGGTCCTGCCAAGGCCAGCGGCGACTCGGGGTCTGTCGAGCAGCATTCGCTGACAGAGCAGATCGAAGCCGACCGCTACCTCGCCTCCAAGCAGGCGGCGGCGTCCCCCGCCAAGTCCCTCCGTTTCACGCGGCTCATCCCGCCCGGCGCGAGGGAAAGCTGATGCTCGGCCTGTTCAAGACCAAACCGAAAGCGCCGCCCCCGCCTGTCACTTCGACGGTGCGGGCCAGTCTCGTCCGTAATGTTCTCCGCGCGGGTTTCGACTCGGCGGTGACCAACGAGGCCAACATCCGCCACTGGTCCGCCGCCGACGGTCTGTCCGCCGACGCCGCCGCCAGCCCCGGTATCCGCCGCACGCTGCGGAACCGTGCCCGCTACGAGACCGCCAACAACGCCTATGCGAAGGGCATCGTCCTGACGCTCGCCAACGACGTGGTCGGCACCGGCCCGCGTCTTCAGTTGCTCGCCGACGATGATCAGGCCAACGACCGGATCGAGGCGGAGTTCGGGCGCTGGGCCAAGGCCGTGGGCCTTCCCGAGAAACTCCGCACCATGCGGGCCGCCCGCGCCACCGACGGCGAGGCGTTCGCCGTGCTGGTCAGCAATCCCAAACTGCCCACTCCCGTCAAACTCGACCTGCGGCTCGTCGAGGCCGACCAGGTCACCACGCCCGACCTGTCGTTCCTTGACATCCACTCCATCGACGGAATCGTGTTCGATGCCTCGGGCAACCCCATCGAGTTCCACGTCCTCAAGGCCCATCCCGGCGACACGCGGAGCGGGTTCCTCGGCATCGAATACGACCACGTCCCCGCCGAGTCGGTGATCCATTACTTCCGTGTCGATCGCCCCGGCCAAAGCCGTGGCATCCCCGACATCACGCCCGCGCTCCCGCTGTTCGCGCAGCTCCGTCGCTTCACCCTCGCGGTGCTGGGCGCGGCGGAAACCGCCGCCGACTTCGCAGGCATCCTCTACACCGACACGCCCGCCAACGGCGAGGCCGAGAGCGTCGAGCCGATGGACACCATCGAGCTGGAGGCACGCTCGCTTCTGACCATGCCGGGCGGCTGGAAGATGGCGCAGATGCAGGCCGAGCACCCCTCGACCACCTACGCGGAGTTCAAGCACGAGATCTTGAACGAGATCGCCCGCTGCCTGAACATGCCGTTCAATGTCGCGGCCGGCAACTCCTCGGGGTACAACTACGCCAGCGGTCGCCTCGACCACCAGGTGTACTCCAAGAGCATCCGCCCCCCCACGTCGAGCAGCACCACCTGCAGCTCGCCGTGCTCGATCGCATCATGAAGGCGTGGCGCGGTGAGGCGGTGCAGAAACAAATCGACCCCGGCTTGTTGAGGGCCGGGGTCGCGGGGGATCTGGGGGAATCAGGTTGAGGGCGATCGATCAGCGGCGACGGCGAGCGGCCATTAGCCCGCCGAGGCCGAGGAGCGCGGCGGCGGAGGGGGTCGGTACAGTGTACGAGAAATCATTGATGAAGAGATTAGCGCGGTTTGCACCCAGCACACCAGCAGTGAACCCGATGTAGGCATCAGCCGAACCGAGACGGTTCGAGATCGATCCGATGAGGGTAGGGTTAGGCGACCACGTAGCGCCAGTCGTCAGGTCGGTGTAGTTGATGGTCAGCAATGAGCCGTCATAGTTGAGATTGACACGGATCGAGTTACCGCTCGCTGCGTTGACCGGCAGCGTCGCGGAACTGCCACCGCCAACCTGCCCGTTGAAGAACACGCCGCTGTACGACTCAGTGGGACTACCACGCAGCACGACTTCGGTGGTGATCCCCACGCTCGGTGTGATCTGCGGATTGCCGTTATTGAAGTTGTATCCGAATGCCGCACCCGGCAGGGTTGCAGTTCCAGTAGGCGCGTTCTGGATGACAAACGTGATTCCGTCGCGATTGAAGGTGTCGTTGTTTCCAGTAGCCCGGAACGTGAACTGCGCCGCAAACTGCGATACGTTCTGACGCTGATTGAACCACAAACTACGGAACTGCCCCGCCGCACCCGTCGTGATCTGAATTCCTGTGTTGCCAATGAGTTGGGCAGGGTTGCCCGTGTCGCTCTGGTTGTAAGTGAAGGAGCCGGGCTGAAAGCCCACGATGTCAGCCATTGCGCTTGTCGCCGAGCAAGCGACGACAGCCGCCACGGCGAGGATCGCAGGGCGGATTGAGGTGGTGAGGTTAGCGGGGACGGAACGGCGGAAGGCACGGATGGTCACGAGAGAGCTCCTGGGTGAGAACGCCGTGTCTTGTG